ACGGGGTACTTCTGCCCTGACCGGCGGCACCTCCACCCACGCCAAGAAGTACCCCGTGTACCTCTTCAAGTCGGGTGTGGTTTCCGAGGGCATCCAGCAGGACCTGCGCCTCGGTGCAGACCGCAACATCCTGTCCATGCAGGACATCCTGGCCGTTGACTACCACTACGGTTACCACATCACTGGCACCAAGTGGGCCGACGCCGGCGACAACCCGACCAACGCCTCCACCTCCGGCAACCTGGCCAACACCAGCAGCTGGAGCCTGGTGTACAGCACCACCAAGCAAGTGCCCATCGCTCGCCTGCTGGTCAACACCCCGTTCGACACCACCGCTTACTGATCTTCAGTACGCGCCAAAACAAAGGCCCCCAAACCGGGGGCCTTTTCTTTTGCCAAAAACTACTCAGCCTTCAATCTCCCCAATCCGCATTTTCTCCTGATACTCAAAAATCACTGGGGCACGCCCCACCAGCTGGTACGACTGGGTGAGCAGTTCTCTAAATACGTGCTCACTGACCTGCAAATCCTGCAGGATCGTCTCAGCAGATTCCCCACTGGAGAACCGTTCCCGAATAGCGTTAGCCACCACTTCCAGCGACCGCACGGTTTTTCCGGGGGCCGCCGATGGAACAGAAGCCACCTTTGTTTCTACGCTGGCATCAGCGTCCACAAGTTTGCGAGCAGGCATGAGTACAGTCCGGCTTTTCGTACTACAGGATAACCTCCGCAGCTTTATTGACGTCCCCTACGACCAACACGCCGAAATCCAAGCTGACATTGAAATGACCGGCGGCAAGGTTTACCACGCCGTCATCTTGAGTCCACCCCCTAAAACAAGAAGATCGACTTCTGGAGCTAAACTCAAGAAAAGACTGTATTGAGCCGTGCCCGCCGCCATTGACGCCACAGTGGGTGGAGCTTCGGCCAACAGCTATGTGACGCTGGCGGCTGCTGACACCTACTTTGAAACGGTGCCTGATTCCAGCACCTGGACCACCAAGACGACCGACCAAAAAAACCGCGCCCTGATCTCCGCCACCCGCTGGATCGACGCGCTGAGCTTCTACGGCGACCGCTGCACGGACACCCAAGCCCTGAAGTGGCCCCGCGATAACTACACGGTGGACGGCGTTGACCTCGCCTGCACCCTGATTCCCGACGGCATCAAAACCGCCACCTACGAGCTGGCACGCGCCTTCGCCAACGACACCGACGCCATCACCGGCAGTACCGGCACCACCGGCATCTACGACCAAGTGGAACTGGGCGAACTGAAGGTCAAATACAACAAATCCAGCCAGACCAGCGGCGTCATCAACAACGTCTTCGACGTCTACCCCTGGCTCCAGACCTATCTAGGCCCCTATTGCATGGGCGGCGCCGCCAACTACGCCGTCCGCCTCTTCCGAGGGTGACATGGGCCTAATCGACGATACTTTTGCCCCAATCCCGACCTCACTCCTTGCGGACTGGGGCCAGGACATCACGTACATCAAAACCACCACACCCCGCACTTACGACCCCACCACCGGCAATGTGACTGGTGCCGACACCAACGTTACGGTCAAAGCCGTCATCACCCGCGTCACACCCCGAGAATCCGAGGGTCTGTACCAAGCTACCGACGTTAAATTTATTTTCGGCAGCAACGAGCTTGGAACGTACTACCCCACCGAAGCCGACCGCATCCAGTACACCCAAGCCGGTGTTACCCGCGAGGCCAAAATCCTCAACGTCAACACCTACCGCGGCGACGCCCCAGTCCTGCACATCGTCATAGCGAGGCCCCAGTAATGGCACGCCGCCGCAACGACTTTATGCGCTTGGCAAAAAATATCGAAGCCGGCTTTCTTGCCCCCTTCATTATCGGCGTGGCACGCAGCGCCGAAAACATCGTCCTCCAACTACAAGAACAGGGACCAGCTTGGTCCGGCCAATTCTCAAACTCTTGGGAAATAGCAACCCCCAGCAAAGTATCCACTGGGACTGGCGCATCTGGCGAAGCCCAACGACTTAAAGCGCCAATTCTTACGGTTGACGAATTTAAATTCAAACCAGAAATTAAATACTACATTGCAAACAAGGCCCCTCACGCAGATGTAGCTCTTGATTTAGTTGAAAGTACATACCGTTATCCGGGATACGAACCGATCAAAAAAGCAGAAAGAGGCCAACGAGTTAGCGGCCTGCGCGGCGATCTAGCTGTAAATCCCACCGGCCCCAACAGACGCACCGCCCCACTGGACTGGTACACCACCTATTTGCGCGGCGGAGCAATCGACAAGACCATCAGCTTGTACATGGACCAGTCCCTCCGTAATGTGAAGTTATGAACTACCAATCCATCCGCGCCGCCGTCGAAAATCCGCTACTGACAGCGTTTGGCGCCCTCGTTCCAGCGGTGCCGGTCTACTTCGACAACATCACCGCCGTCCCACCCAACACAACCACCGAATACGTCCGCGTCAACGTCACTTTTGGCATCACCAACGAACCCACGCTTACCTCCAGCGTCGACAACGCCCGTGGAGCGATAATCATTCGCATTTTCACCGAAAAGGGCCGTGGCCCCGCCCGCAACCAAACCCTGCTAACCACCGCAGTCAACGTGCTGGAAACCCTCAACAATTCCACGAAGGGCACAACCGGCGTTTATTTCAAGGTTGGTGAAATTAACGGCCCTACATTTTCAGCTACTGAAGATGCGCCCCATTTCGTGGGGCGAATTGACACTTCCTACGTCGCTACCGTGCTGTCGTAGGAAGAAACTATTACAGGCGCTAACCTGTAATAAGCCGGGCAGTGCCCGCCCTGTAACAACCCCCTGGTACGCCAATGGCCACCACCGTTCTGTCCGGCACGTCCGGCGCTCTTTACTACAAGCCCGCTGGCACCACCGGCTCGTTCGGTGAGTCTGGCGTCAACATCGCCACCGACACCATCACGGTTGAGACCTACCTGAACCTCAAGGTAGGCGACCCCGTGAAATTCAGCGTGATTAACAGCCAAACCGGCGGCTCCGGTTCTGGCACCCTGCCTGCTCCTATCTCGGCAGCAACCACCTATTACGTGCTCAGCTACACCGCTGCCACCGGTGAACTGACCGTCTCTACCAGCGCCGGCGGCACCATTCTCGCCATCACCGACGACGGTACCGCCGTTGCCCCCAACGAGTTCCAGGTCGCCTACGCCGATTTCGTGGCCGTGGGCCAAGTCCGCGACTGGACCTTTGAGATCACTCGCGCCGAAATCGACGTCACCACCATCGGTCAAACCCAAGGTCAGTACGTCCCCTTCCGTAACTACATCGCCGGTTTCGGCGACGGCACTGGCACTGCCACGGTCTACATGACCAACGAGAACGCTTCGATGTCCAACCGGATGATTGAGGACGTGCTCCAGCGTCAGCAGACCGGTGCTGCCTTCAAGCTGTACATCGACCGCGTGTACAGCGGCGGCAACGTGAGCGAAAGCCTCAGCCGCTCGATCAGCTTTGACGCCACGCTGACCTCGGCCAGCATGAACGTCAATCCTGACGACGCCCAGTCTGTGACGGTGAACTTCCGCCCGGCTGCCACCCCGACCTTCGACTTCAGCACTTCCGCCTGATAGTCTGCAAAACGGACGAAACCCGGACCCCGGCCTCACCGCCGGGGTTTTTTGTCTCTACTCCGCTACACTAATCCGAGACCACCAGGACTTCTATGCCTGCTCCCAGTTCACTGCGTGCCATTGACCGCCTCCGCAAGGCCGCCAACCTGGAGCCCGTCAAAAAGATCGTCGAACTCTCCGACGGCACCAAATTTGAAATGTGGGTGGCGCCCCTGACGATGGCCGAGCGCGAACGCGCTCAAAAACAAGCCAAGTCCGACGACGCCAACGCCTTCGCCCTCCAACTGCTGATCGCCAAAGCCCTTGACGACACCGGCTCGCGCCTGTTCAACGCCGGCGAAATCGACGTGCTCAAAAACGAAGTCAAGGACAAGGACCTGCAAGCCCTGATGCTGGCGATCCTGACCGATGACGCGGAGCCCATCGACCCAAAATCCTGAGTGCCGAACTTCGGAAAGACAACTGGCTCATGCTCCAATTCGGAGTCGCCAAAGAGTTAGGCAAGACCCTTTCCGAAGTCAGCACCACCATGACCGCCGAAGAGCTGATCGGCTGGAGCGCCTACTTCAGCATCCTCAACGAGGACCAGCAGAAGGAGATCGACAAAGCCCGACGCCGCCGCTAACCCCGGCGGCTTTTTACGGCGTAAACTGAAGTACCAGAGTGTGACGCAGCGCCGTGGCCGCCTACAGAGCTGATATTGAAATCGGCGTAAAAGGTATAGGTCAAATTGGGGCACTGCAAAAGTCACTTAACCAAGTCAGTACGGCGGTTGATATCTTTAATAAAAAACAAGTAAGCGCAGGATTTAACGTACAAAATTTACTTACATACAATAAACAACTTCAACAAGCAACGCAAAACATACTAAAGGCTGCTGCGGGTTCCGCAGAAGAGTTAAAAGCGGTAAGAGATTTAGTTACCGCTAAAAATAATCAAGCGGCAGCTCAGCAACGCATAAATAGATTGCTGGCGCAAGAAGACGCAGAGACAGCTTCTATTGTGCGTAAGCAAGAAGAATTACTGAGTATTGCCGCTCGCGCACGTCTAGCTGTAGCTGCAGAGCAGCGTCGTCAAGCTGTGCCAGAGGTTCAACGAACCTCAATTTCAGGAGTTGCATATCCTCAAGGTGCTGCCCCTGGTGAAGGTCCGTCTGCACAACGCAGTATCGAACAAAGCACTATAAATAGAGTACGTAATGTAGCCGCAGCTGAGCAAACTTATGCAGAAGAGGTGTTTCGTATTAAACGAAATTTTGATATACAAGCTAATAATACAGAACTTGATTTTATTCAAGCAGAACTTAACGCAGAACTTGATAAAATAGAGACTGTAGCTAGAGCGCAAAGGAAAGCTGATAATGCTGCACTTAAAGACTTTGACGACCGCCTGCAACAACGTACTGAAATAAAAGGAAGGCGTAAAGAAGCAGTATCAAACGCAATTATTGGTGGTGCGTTTCCGCTGCTATTTGGCCAAGGTTTAGGTGCAGCTATAGGAGGCGGTGCCGGGGGTTTTGCCGGTGGCATGATGGGAGGCCAGTTCGGTTTTGGTCTCTCCTTGGTTGGAACAGCTATCGGTCAGGCATTTGATACTGCAACGCAATCTACAAAGGATTTTTCTAAAGCACTAAAAGATACTGGTGACGCTAGCCAAGTGCTGGAGGCTTCACTGGGAGGAATTGATAAAGAGACAAAAACATTGATTGGTAATTTGGCACGTTCAGGTCAAGTAAGTGCAGCTGCCGAGGAATCTTTTAAGGCTCTTGCGGCTGCTATTGGAGTAGAAAATGCTGAAGCCTTCCAAAAAGCAGGTGAGGCCACCAATGAGTGGGGCAAAAATCTGCAGACCTGGCTTACAAAACTATACGCACAATCCGTACGTCTAGCTCAATTTATAGCTGATAATTTTCCTACAGGCGCAGGTCTACAGCAACCTGATATTTATGGAATGGTCGAAGGTAATGTTCCGGCTGACACTTTAAGTAAAGAGGCTCAAACCCGCATACAGGATCTTTCTGGTCAAAATAACCTGCTCGAAAAGCAGGCCTCTCTAGCGCGATTGACTGCCGATGCTTCAGTAGAGCAAAAACTACAACTAGAAAGGCAAATTGCTCTTCAACAGTATGTAAATGAAGCCGTTAGCCTAGAAGGACAACTAAAACAGAAACTAATAACCGATCAAGAATATAACCTTAAGTTAAAAGGCATTGAACTAGAGCTCACAAAAGAGCTATTCACATTGGAAAATAATGCTCAGCAAGAACGTAAGCGCCGCGCAGAAGAAGCACGTCAGGTAGAAGAAGCCGCGGCCAAAGCTCGGATGACTGCTGCTAGCAGTCTTTATGCCGCCGAAAAAGACTCGTACAATCTTCTCTATGAAAATATCGAACTGTATCAAGGTCCAGGTGCAGCAATAAAAGAACAACTTGGCGACCTGAACGAGCGGAGGTATCTCGATTACTTAATTTTAGGTATTGAAAAACAACAAGCTCTTGTAGAAGCCCAAAAAACAGGCACCGTAAAAGAAGTAAACGATCTATACGATCGTCGTTTGAAAAATTTAAACTTTCAGTACGATACCGAAAAAGCGCGTTTGCAAATAGAAACTAATAGGCTTGCGTTACAGAAAACACTTGCTGCACAAGCTCGGCGCGAAGATACACAAGGTGCTGTAGATCCAATCCGTCAACAACAACGTCAAGTTGAATTGGGCATAGCTGGCTTTACAATGCCCGAAAACGCTGTGGCAGAGCAAGAAATGCTACTGGAGCAACGTACTAGGGCTTACGAAACAGAACTGCCAATTCTTCAGGAAATAAACCGCCTTACCGCCGAGGTAAATTCAGGCGCTTTTAACGAAGAAGCTCTTGCAGCAAAAACTTTAGATCTAGAAGCGCAGCAAAACAAACTGGCTCTGGTAAAAGAAGAGCTGATGCTGCTCGACCAACTGGAGCAAAAACAGCTCAAGCTGCAACAGTTTTTTACTACTTACGGGCAACTTATCCAAAGCGTCAGCGGCGAAATAGCCAACGCCGTAACGTTCGGTGTTTCGGAGATGGTGCGCGGCACCAAGACTGCGGAGCAAGTATTCGCTGACTTTTTGCAGGCCATAGGTGCTGCACTGCTCCAGCAAGCCCAAACGATGATTGCTACTTATATCGCCATCGGCATCGCCCGCATATTTGCAGGCATGGGTGGTGGCGGTGGCGGCGGTGGGACATCGCCTTTTGCTGGTGGTGCAGCAACCGGGGGAGAAACAAATGCTTTTGCATATGCAGCAGGTGCCCCCCAATTCAGAGCAGCAGGCGGCCCCGTATCTGCTGGCTCGCCCTACATCGTCGGCGAAAAAGGCCCCGAGTTGTTCGTCCCAGGCCGCAGCGGCGGTATTGTGCCCAACGACAGCCTTGGAATGGGAAGCGCCAACGTCGTGGTGAACGTAGACGCCAGCGGATCTAATGTTCAAGGCGATGGTAACCAAGCCAACCAGCTTGGCAAAGCCATCGGCATCGCGGTCCAGCAAGAACTCATTAAACAAAAACGCCCCGGAGGCTTGCTCGCCTAATGGCCACCTTCCCCAGCTACAACCCGACCTACTCGGCCAACAAGAGCAGTCAGCCGAATGTCCGCACGGTTCAGTTCGGCGACGGCTACCAACAGCGCCTGACTTACGGCCTCAACCAAAATCCGAAAGAGTGGCGCCTCAGCTTCAACGTCACCGACGCTGACGCCGACATCATTGAAACCTTCCTAAACGACCGCGCCGCCGACAACGCCAGCTTCGACTGGACCCCACCCGACACCACCACGTCTTACAAGTGGATCTGCCCCAGCTGGACCCGCGAACTGTTCGATTTCCAGCGCAGCAAAATCGACGTCACCTTCCGCCAAGTATTTGAACCCTGATGGCGTATTCAGCTTGGGCCAGTTCAACTGCCTACGCCGTTGGTGCGATTGTCCGCGCCAGCAGCCTGCCCGGCACCGGCTTGGTGTTCAAGTGCATTGCGGCTGGTACGTCTGCCGCAACAGAGCCGACATGGCCAACGGTTATTTACACGACGCAGACGCTTGACGGCACCCAGTCCAACAAGGTCGGCTTTGTCGTAGACGGCACGGTGACGTGGGCGGCAATCATGGCCGTCTCGCAAGATCTCCAAGGTGCTGCACTGTCGTCAATTATTGAGCTATTTGAGTTGCAGCTTGACGCCACTCTGCATGGTGCCACTGATGTGTACCGCTTTCACGCTGGCGCCAATGCACTGAACACACCAGGCGATGTGATTTGGAACGGCAACGCTTACCTTCGTTACCCCGTGCAGGTCGAAGGTTTTGAGTGGAACGGTCAGGGTCAACTACCGCGCCCGAAGCTGTCAATCAGCAACCTTGCCAGCACCATCAGCGCCCTGCTGTTGATCGTCAACGAAGAGACGCCTAACAACGATCTGATCGGCGCCAAGTTGACGCGCATCCGCACGCTGGCACGTTATCTCGACAACGTGAACTTTGAAGGTGGTGTGAACCCCAGCGGTGCTGTTGACCCCACCGCTGAATTTCCGCGAGACATTTACTACATCGCCCGCAAGTCAGCCGAAAACCGTAACGTCGTTGAATTTGAGTGCGCCGCTGCATTTGACCTGCAGCACGTCAAGGCACCCCGTCGCCTATGCATCAACAACGTCTGCCAGTGGACCTACCGAAGTGCTGTCGGCTGTGGCTATGACCCAACGCAGACTGGACCGTTCTGGGACGCGGCAGACCAGCCGGCCACAACCTTGGCAACTGACGTATGCGGCAAACGTTTGAGTAGCTGCATCCTCCGCTTTGGCGAAGTGATTGTGAACGGAAACCTAACCAGCGGCAGCAATATCATGACCAATCTGACCACAAACGAGCTGGCGCGTATTCGAGTTGGCGATCCGATTGTCGGTATCGGTCTGCCTGATAACACCACAGTCACTGTCATCGGCACAAACCAACTGACGCTTTCCAATAACGCAACATCTACGACAACGATTGTTCGCAATGGTACGTT